ATTGCCACCACGCATTGGTGCTATGCCATCTTGTTCACTACCAACACTGGCATTATCAACTAAGTCAAGATACTTTCCAATCACTGCTCTAGCCTTTTTAAATTCAGGTGATCTGTCAGAGCCAAATGTTGCATTTAGTACATCTCTCAAGTTGTCGGTACTGCGGCCAGGTCTAGCAATTTCTTGTTCAATCGCAGCCAATAGATCTGCTGGTCCTTCTTGACCTACAGCTTCATCCATTTTATCATGTTTGGCACGAATCTTGGCCATTTTTTCTTTGCTGGCACCATCACGGCCAGCTTGTTGTAATGCCTTCATTCCAGTTTCGCCGTATTTCTTTTTACCTAGGTATGCTTGTAGACCACTTTCTTCTACATTGCCTTCTTTCATGGCTTTTTTATAACCATGAAACTTTTCGCTTAACTGTTTTTCGACTTGCGCAACTGCTTCAGCAATCGTGCCTTTACGAGTCTGTTTTTCCTTCTTGCTTTCATTGTGCAATTCCTTAACGGTCGTCATCTTACTTTCAGTAAGATTGGTTTTCTTTGGAGCCTCAAGGCTTTCAATTTTCTTTAGGATATCATAGATATTGTTGCTCATTTGTTCTTTCCTTTAACGGGTGGTAATTTGTTTTGTTGGCTTCCTACTGGGCTCTTGGTGCCTTGTGGCAATTGATTGGTTGTTTGTGCATTAGGAGTTCTTTCCTTGGCACGAGTTGAAACTAGTTCTGCGTCTGATTCCAATGCGACCATTTTTGGACTTTGTTGATCCAATTCTTTCAATAAACTGTCTTTGCGTTTGTCGCCTACTAGATCTTGACCGCCTGGCACATCCTTGAGTTCGCTGTCTAGCAGCAATGAACCGGTATGATCTTTACCATAAGCCTCAAAGGCATCATTGTCGTCGGCCTGTTGCTTGCCGTAAACACACACCCACTCGGCTTGCATACCGGTGCGTTCTCTTAACAATTGATAAATTTGAGGGCTTGTCACTGGGTATGCAACTGTGGCTTCAAACTGCCAGCATTCGCAAGGTCCCCATTTTGGGAATTCTCTGTGCTCTTGTATTGGCAAGCTTTTAGGTGCAGTAATATCTACCAGCTGGTATGCATCAAGAGCATTTTTGATTTCTTCCATGATATCCTTAGGATTTTGTTTGGCAATTTTGATCCTGAAAGAGTAGTTGGAGTTTCGTTCGGCTATATAATCGTGAAGACTTTTCATAGGTTTAATCCTGTTTATAGAGTATTTATTTGTTTTTGTTCTTTTGGAGAATCTGTTCCAGCAGCTCGTTACGATCTAACACTATTCCTTGCCCGGTAATAGGTTGATCATCTGGGTTATCTTTTGACATTTGATGATCCAATCTAGCCTTCTGTAGCTGTAGTTGCACCATGCGCAGCTTCTTGTCCATTTTGGCTGTTTTGGCGGTGATAGCATGTCCTAACAGTGTGCCAGCAGTTTGAAATACAACACCGCCAAAACGGGGATCCATATTCATACCCAGATCCATTAGATCTTCAAACTTGCTTTTGGCTAAATCAGCCAGTTCGTCCATTTCTTGATCACTGGCTTCTAGATCTCTTACTGTAGGTAATGCTATGTCAATCTTGTCAATAGCTTCATCAACTTTGGCTATTGCTTCCCGGTTTTCTACAATAGTTTGCAGAGCTTCTGAGTTGTCAGCTGAATCTGTAGATATAACATCCGGGAGGTCAAAAAGTTCTGATAGTTTTTTGGTCATGCTCGTATTTACCGAGCTCGTTTGCCTTGATGAAACATATCCGATTCGGTGACTACTCTAAAGCGTAAGCCTTGATCCTTGGCCCAGGCATTGGCTGCTTGCCATTTGTACATGTTGAGTACCGCGGCAGCTTGATCTCTAGGACTATTGCCTGCTGCTTCTAGTGTGGTTTGTTTACCTGGTTTAATTTCTATTAATTCGCCAATACGCTCACCAGCTTTGTTTTGATAGATTATTAAAAAGTCAGGTACATAGATAGTGTTACGATTGGTAAAAGGATTACGATAAGGAATATGTACAGCTTCACTGGCCCAATGTATAACAGCAGGATTGTTGTCACAGAAACGCATGAAGCTGTGTTCCCACGAACTTCTATAGTGCGGAACTTTTTTTCCTATATATTTGTCTGAGTTAAGGACTTGATAAAAACCATTGGCAAACTTTTGCATTACGGTAATATAGCCCTAGTAACATATTTGTTTTGCACAGGTTTATTTTTTAAACCCAAAAAACTTGTGCCCGCTCTTTCTGTGTTTAAAAATAATGCTGTATATGTGTTTAAATCGCCGGTGGGTAATTTTTTAAATTCGTCTAATATACTCATAGGATTTATACCCTGTTTTAGTGCTGTGTATAGCACAGCACTGGCCAGTGCTCTAGCAGATTCTTTGTTATCAGTCACAGTCTCAAAAAAAGCTATTATAGCTGCATCTACATTAGAACTAAATTCAACAGGAAAGTTAAAAAAATTATTAAAAAAACTATCTGTATTAGGCGGACTTACTGCGTTGGTGTTGATGCCTTTAAGATTTGTTGGGTAAGGGGTTTGGGGATAATTTAATTGTTCCATAATTTTAATCTTTGGCTATTTTTTGATTTGATGGGAGAGTTGGTAATACAGTCCCCATGTGAGATATTGGACTAGAGCTTAAATATTTTTCTTCTGTTTCTAAATTTTTTTCAACTAACTCACTGATACTTTTGTCTGAGCCTGAGCCAAATATATTAGTAGTAAAAATTTTGCTGTTAGATTGTAACATTTTTTATTCCTAAGCTGTTGGTGCGGGATTAGTAGAAGTTTTTCCATCCAATGAAGGTACATTAGGAGATGATAAGTTTCTTGCGGTATAGGAACTACTTACTTCTGCATCAGCTGCAAATTGCAAATCGCGAGACGGTGTTTGCGATAATGGTCCTACCGACGAAACAACTTCATTGGTGCCAGTTCTAAAACTTGTTGTTGATGGACTAAAAGTCCTACTATTAAAAAAGGCCGAGGAACTATTTGATGATTCTTGTAAAGCTTTTTGATCATTTGCTAGTGCCTTGTTTCTCGTGCTATCGTTTGCAGAATTAATTAGTGATGCAAAAGAATTGGTCGGAATTGCACCAGAACTTGTTGCTGTAAGTTGATTATTTGGTCCTTTTGCAAGATTAGTAACCTTGTTAACATTTGTGCCAACTATTGTTCCCCCGGTACTAATAACTCCAGAAATACTGCCTGGTGAAACAGGGTTTCCTACCAATCCACTGGTTGAATTTGTAACTGTTGGTGCTCCTTGTGTAATATTGAAACCATTACTGTTTACACTACCAGAACCAGCTGTGCCCTGAGTCGACAAAGCAGATTGAAAACCTGTGCCGTTATTTGCGTCAACACCTCGATAAGGTATGTAAGTCTGATTTAGTGCGCTACCCAAATTGCCGCCTCGTAAAACATTATTAAAACCTTGAAGTAATTCTTGAGATGCTAAATTTCTAAAATCAACATTCTTGTTTGTCTGATAAGCACGAACTGCCTTGAATGCTGAACTTCCCCATTTGCGGTCACTACCGTCGGTGATTACTTCATCCAAAGCATTCACGATGCCGCCTGGACCCAAGATACTGTTTGTTCCACCGCCAGCTACAGTTAACGGACTGGGTGATCTATCGTAATGCAAATCAGCAAATCCTCTAGCAACACTTGCTGAACCACCAGCATATAACACTGTTTCATAACTAATGGTCATTACATTTTCCATAGTGCTATCCTGCCCATTCTGATGTGTGCCATGTCTATATGATGTAATAATAGGATTGATCAGTGTGTATTCGCTAAATCTTTTTTGATGCAAACTGTATATTCTAATTGCCTGAATGTATTGTGTAGAAATGTTGCTATTTCTCCTTGGAGTGTAGCCAAAGTTATTAAGCAATTTTCTTTGTCCTAACGTTTGTTTGTAGTTCTTTAGATAAAGTGGGTTTAACGCTCCAGTGGCATCACCATAATTTATATCCGCGTCTCTATAGTAAAAATTGTAGTAATCAAACCATAATTTTCTTACTAGGTTGGCACTATCGTCGTGAAAGGTTATGTTGATGTCTTCGTATCTTACTTTAGTTTGTGCTATTGATGGTCTGTTATAATTGTTATAGATTTTCGAATCTATTTTAAATTTTGGCAGATCTGCGGACTTTACCAACATACCTGCTTCAATTTGATTTCTTTGATTCACTTTAGTAAGTTCAGGATTGAGGTCAAAATACACATGAAATAGCCATGTGTATTTGGGCGATCTTTCATAATTGTTATCAACAAACAACCTGCTGGCGTGTTTGTAATCTTTGATATTATCGCCGGTGACTACTTGTCTTAAAAAATTATCAAAAATACTAGGCATATAGATTCACTTTCTATTATTTATTTCAAAAAAAAAGCCCGGTTCTGGGCCGGGCTTTTATTTCCACCGATAAAAAATTATCTTACGCCAGTGATAACTGTGCCAAGTGTTCGACCTACTGCGGTTCCAATACCAGTGCCAATTGGGCTCTGAACAGCGTTATCATACATAATACTCAACTGAATTGTAGCAGGTGAGTTTTCGGTATAAGCCATGTCACCATAGTTTACTGATGATAGTAAGGCGCCATACAATTCCCAAGTTTCCAAAATGTTGGGTTGATTTGCACCATTGCCGCCATCTAGCATCTCAAACTTGAGAACAAATTTATAATCAATGCCGCTTGCTGCTGAACTTTGTTCTGCAAAGTCAAACTGCTTCTGAACTTGTTCGCCAACCAATTTACTAACATTACCACCGGCATCGTCTCTGAGAGTAACTGTAACTGCTTCCCAGGTCGGCTTGCCAACCAAGTTCACCTTGGAGTTGTATACATCAATAGTGAACGGATTCATGTTCAAGTTAGGACGGCTGATACTATCAACTTGTTTTGTTAGTTCTACGCGATTGGTGCTTACACCAAAGTTTTCAAATATTGCACGGAAGCGATATTTGAGCTTTGGCATTAACAAGCCTTGTGTGCTAGCACTTTGATTGGTTGCTAACGGGACTGTAAATCTGTTTAGTGAGGCAATTGCCATTTTATTCTCCTGTTATAGGTATTTACCAAAATTTTCTTGGAATCTATTGGAGCCCGCAGGCTCCAATATCTACCCATATTATACTCCTGCTGCGATGTCACCTGGGTTCTTCAAACGAATCGGAATGTAAATAAATTCAACATCCTTCATTGGTTCGATCGCTACATCTACATATAGTTCGTTACGAGCTATGCGTGTTGGTGTATTATTTGTATCATCACAAACAACAACATAATCGTAAATGCCGCGCTTGGCAACT